AAAGGGAAGTAATTATACATATGAAGACTTCTCCGAAGTAATCGATTTAGCGATAAAGAAACAGCAGTATAAATGGCGGCTGAATGCTGTTAGGTGGTTTGACTTTGAAGATGTAGAACAAATCATAAAAGTTCACATTGCTAAGAAGTGGGACATGTGGGATCAAGAGCGACCTCTTGAACCGTGGATAGGTAGGATTATATCTAACCAGATAAGAAACCTAGTTAGAAATCACTACGGCAACTATGTAAATCCTTGCCTGAATTATCAAGAGCCAGATCATAACTCATCTACCTGCCCAATTTGTCAGAAGTGGGAAAAGTCTAAGAAAGCGGGGTTAGAATTGAAAATACCGCTTTCTACGGAGGATTTCATAAAAGAAGTAACAAATAAAGAATATTTAGACTTCGACTTCTCTTCATCACTTGAAAAGCTTAATTTCGAGATGCAATCCCGCCTGAAGGATAATCATTACATAGCTTACAGGATGTTGTATTTTGAAAGTAGTAGCGAAGAAGATGTAGCTAAATTTATGGGATATAAGATCTCCCCGCAAAAAAGAAAGCTTGGTTACAGGCAAGTAAAGAATCTTAAGAAGAAATTCCTACAAGTAGCTATAGAGATACTAAAGGAGCAAGATATTATAGGTGATGGAGCTGAATAAAGATCAAAAAGAGTTTTTAAGAGTTAATTCTCAAGATATGCCAGATCTTATTGATTTGACAAAAAAATGCTTTGGCGATGAATCTTTGGATGGCAGATCTAAGGAAGGCCGCGCTGTTCGCAAGTTCTTAGTAGAGAACTCTATAAAATTCAAAACAACAAGTAGAATACCTGCTGAAGTTATAAATTTAACAAAAGAGCAAGGAGAATTCATTCTGCAGCAAGCGGAAGAGGGATTGTCTTCATTGGAGATAGCTAAGATAGTTTTCCCGTCTAGAAATGTAAAACCTCTAAGTTCTGAACAACGTGTAGTCTTAGAGAAAATTAGAGAGGTAAACCCAGATATTTTACCATCTCAAGATTCGGGAGCGTTAAATTCTTACATTTCTCCAAAATCTCCATCACGAATCATAAAAAAAGTAAATGATGCTACAGGACTAACATTAAACGAGCAAAAACTCAACAGACAAAAACAAATTTGTATAGAGAAGCTTAAAGTAAACCTTTCTAACTCTAGATTTTTAAAGATTATTAATAATTTTTTAAACGAAGAAGATAGAGTTTTGTTTGAACATGAATTTGTTAGATTGACATGGGATAAACCAGATCTAACAGCTGATGAATTGAATCTTTATTTAAACGTCTGTAAAGAGGTTATAAACTTAGAAGTTATAAGCGCTCACCTAAATAAATTGAACAGTATGTTCGATGACGCTGATGAGCAACAGGAAATGTCTATCCGTTTAGCAGAGATTATAAAAACTAAGAGTAGCGAGTATCATCAGTGCGAAACCCGCATTGAGAACCTCACAAAGAAGCTTCAGGGCGACAGGGGAGAGCGCATGAAGAAAATGCAGAAGGAGAACGCATCTTTTCTATCTATCGTTCAATTATTCCAAGAACAGGAAGAAAGAGAGACAATGATACGAATAGCTGAGATGCAAAAAGAATCAATCAAAGAAGAAGCTGAAAGGCTAGAGGGTATGGCGGAATGGAAAGCTAGAGTTCTAGGAATAAGTCAAGAAGATGCAATTTAAATGTCAGGAATGCGGCAAGGAGTTTAAAAGCCGAAGAAGCTTACATACTCATATAAAAGTCCATGATTTATTTGTGGGGGACTATTATGTGAAATATTACCCACGTTTTGATAAGTTAACTAATCAACCGATAGAGTATAAAAATTACGATCAGTATTTCGCTACTGACTTCATCAATATATCTAATATGAAAAAGTGGTGCGATCAGGCTCCGCGAGAAGAGGTTAGAGAATTTATAAAAAAGTCTTTAAAAGAAAAGCTAGGAGCCAAGGGCATTCAAGCAGGTCCACCGTCCACTTACCTACTAACGGGTGGTCTTCCCGATATTGACATCTGTAAACAGATGTTCGGCAGTTATCGTGAAACCTGTCAGCATATCGATATGCTCCCCATGCTATCAGCGTCTTTACCAAAAGATTTCCAAAAAGATTATAGTGATACACCTATACTAATTGACACTAGGGAACAACAGCCATTATCTTTTAATAATTCTGACTCATTGAAATTGGATGTGGGTGACTATGCCGTGGGCGGTGATCTATATGACTATACATTTGTGGATAGGAAGTCTTACCAGGATTTTTGCTCTACTATTACAAACGGTTATTCGCGTTTTATCAAAGAGTTAGAAAGATGTAGATCTATTGGTTGTTTTCTTTATATAGTTACAGAAACAGCTTTTGATGATATGTGGGCCACTAATAAAAAAGGCTTTAAGAAATTTAAATTAGATTATGTTTATCATCAGATGCGTTCTATACAATCTGAGTATACTGATTGCTGTCAATTTGTGTTTAGTGGCTCTAGGGAGAAAAGCGAGGAACTTATACCCAAAATCCTTGTTTTAGGAAAGAAGCTATGGAAAGTAGACCTTCAATATTTTTGGGACAAAGAAATTAAAAAAGATGGCTTGGGAAACAGGAAAACAGAAACTCCACAGAGATTACAAGGATATAAACAAACTCATTCTAGAAAAAGAGGGGTATTTAGAAGAAACGGAAGCTAAGATCCTTCTTTATAAATTTTTTAGGGAGAATCCTTCTTTCGCTTGTGAGTTACTCACTGGGGTGAAGTTATTCCCTTTCCAGCATATGGCCATCAAGTCCATGATGGAGTCCGATTACTTTTTGGGGATCTGGAGTCGCGGAATGTCCAAAAGCTTCTCTACAGGCGTTTTCGCGCTATTAGACGCTATTTTTAATCAGGGTGTCCAGATAGGTATTATATCAAAGTCTTTTCGACAATCTAAAATGATTTTTAAAAAGATAGAGGATATTGCTAAAAGTCCCAAAGCGACATTTTTTGCTCAGTGTATCACTCGCACATCCAAAATGAATGATGAATGGGTTATGGAGATAGGTCGGAGCAGCATAAGAGTGTTACCTTTAGGTGACGGAGAAAAGTTAAGGGGTTTTCGTTTCCAAAGGATGATTATTGACGAATTATTGTTGATGCCTGAAAAAATTTACAATGAGGTGATTATACCCTTTTTGTCTGTTGTGGAGAATCCTACTGAGAGACAAGAGGTCTACGATCTAGAGACTAAGATGATAGAGCAGGGTAAAATGAAGGAGGAGGAAAGGAAACGCTGGCCAAACAACAAAATTATTGGTTTGTCTTCAGCCTCTTACAAATTTGAATACCTTTACAAGATATATCAAAAATACGAATCTCTAATATTGAATGAAAACAATCAGGACGGAGCGCATAGAACGATAATGCATTTTAGTTATGATTGTGCGCCACAGCAACTTTATGACCAAAGCTTAATCAATCAATCTAAATCAACCATGAGTCAATCTCAGTTTGATAGAGAATTTGGAGCTATTTTCACTGATGATAGCTCTGGATATTTTAAGGTCAGCAAAATGGCAGCTTGCACAATTCCAGACGGAGAAGGGCAATCTGTAGAAGTGGTAGGTAGTCCCAAAGATGAATACATCTTAGCTTTTGACCCATCGTGGTCTGAAAGTGAAAGTTCTGATGATTTCGCTATGTTGCTCATAAAAATAAACAAGCAGACCAAAAAAGGGACAATAGTTCATAGCTATGCTCTATCAGGTGCTAGCTTGAAGACTCATATAAAATATATGGCTTATATCCTTACTCATTTTAATATATCCGCAATAGTTGGTGATTATAACGGAGGAGTTCAATTTATTAACTCTTGTAATGAAAGTGAGATATTCAAGAGGAAAAATTTAAATGTTGGAGTCATAGAGGCTGATTTAGATAAGTCTAAAGATTACAATAAAAATTTACGGAGACTTAAGAATCAATACAATAAATCAGATAAAAATTTTGTATTCTTGAGGAAGCCAACATCAGCTTGGATTAGATTAGCTAACGAATCTTTACAATCAGCTTTCGATCACAAACGTATATTCTTCGCTGGTGCAGCAATGAATGATGACTACAACAATCAAAGGAAGTCTAGAGTCCCAATTGAACAGTTGAAATTCATAAGAAATGATCAAAATGAAAAAGGGCCAAAAGGGGCTAGAATGATTGATTTTGTAGAACACCAGAGAGATATGATGGATCTAATCAAAGTCCAGTGTGCTATGGTTCAAATCACAACATCTTCACAAGGTACGCAGAGCTTCGACCTCCCCCCTAACCTAAGAAAGCAAACTGGTGCTGATAAAGCCCGTAAAGACTCTTATTCTGCCTTGGTGCTAGGTAACTGGATGATGAATGTATTTTATGATATGGAATCAGATGATATTTCAGATCAACAGAATACCTTCACTCCAATGTTTATTTCTTAACTTTTAAAAGTTGAAAGTTAACTTTGAGGTGTAAGATAATTTATATCTCATGTCTAAAAGAAAATATACTAAACGCTCTGAATATTGGAAAAAGTTTAACATTTCAGACCACCCATCTCAGGTAGATGATAATACCGAAGAAGCCTCTCCCGAGCTATTAGGGGAGCCTTTTTACACTTCAGACGCTTCTTACAGCGGAGTATCAGAAGCTAGAAGGCAAGGGGCATCAACCAGCGGCTTTTCAGGTTCTAGAACGAATCGAGCTGCTTATACTAATTTACATAATCGTTATTCTAGTATTAGGTTAGGTCTACTACCTTACGAATATTCTTCTGAGGGTATTACCTGCAGAGATGCTATAGAACTTTGTCAAAAAGCTTATTGCAACGTAGCTGTATTCCGAAACGCAATAGATATTATGTCAGAGTTCACCAACACTGATATCTACTTAGAAGGTGGCTCCAAGAAGAGTAGGGAGTTTTTTTATGAATGGTTTA